ATAACATCCCAATTATTACGCGCTACGGCTCGATTAATTTGCGCATCAATATCAGATACATAGTTAAAAACGTCCTCATACCGACGCCGCCACATAACCCTAAAACTTTCATGAGGCAACCGCAACGCTTGCGCCAACGACCGACCCGACGAATATTTAAAACCGGATCCGTTGCACGACGTACACAAACGAGACCGGGCAAAGCCGACCCCTTTACACGTTTTGCAACGCGGCGGCGTCACCACCTCATGCACAGCGATCACACACATATCCTCAAGCAGATCACGCACCGCCTTCCCAAACCAACCTTCTCGCCGCGCCGTATCAATACGCGCATTTAGAACATGCAACAGCAGTCTAAATTCAGCGCCCTGCACCTGCATGTACTTAGCCTCAGCCAACGCCACCCCGGCTGGTGGCAACCCCCTTAACAACCCCGCCATCTCAACCCCAACCAACTCGGGCGTACTACTTCCGCCCGACCTGTTATCATATCTCACCGTCCCTGGGCACAACATCGCTAAACGTTCCGCCGCAATCATTAAGCCCCCAAAATTGATTTAACCTCTCTAAAAAACTCCCGCGACGCGTCCGAATGCACCGACGGAGCCACACGCTCGCCCGTGATCGCCGCACGCGGCCACCCCAACCGCTCTAACACATACTCTCTAAACTCACCTGCATAGGGCGGGCGATAATGCCAACGCCCACGCATCGCATACAATGCCCGTTTAATCTCGACAAACGGCAATCCCTGCAACGCCTGCGTCCACTCATCAACTTCATGCGCGCGCTTAGCATCCGTATCAACGCGCCGAGCCCACCACGATTGATATTTACTCGACAGCACATAAAACGCATAACGTACAACAGAGTCAGACATACTCAGACATATCAACACAAAACTTAGCACACGCCGCGCGATTAACCACCGTCCTGCCAGCCTCGCTTGCAGCCAAGACAACAGGCTCAAACCCAACCGCCCGCAACTGATCAACCAACGCAGCGACCTCCGGCATTTGCTCACGCAACACCGCACGTTTTGCCTCAACTTCGTCAGTCTGCACAGCTTTACGCGCAATCGCACGTTCAGCTATCGCATTAACGCGGTCGACTAAATCAACCACGCAATACCGCCCTAACACTAGCCAATGCTGACCTAGCTAACTCAGCATTGCCCGCCTTATCCTTAGCCAATTTCACTGGCACATCACCCGCATGACTCGGCCAATCTTCCCAACCCGACAAAATAAACGCGTCATACACCGGCTTAATGCGTTTACTAAAAACCGCAGCGCTGGCCGTTCGCAAAATATAACCATCGTGCGCAAAATGCTTAGCCATCGCTAAAACTAGCGGATGCTTATAGCGTTCAATCAACGATCCTTCCAAGCTAAACGACGCCGACAACCACGCTACGCAATCATCCAGCGAAGGCACATTGCCCGCAGGACGCACACATAACGCGCGGAACTGTGGCAACGTCGGAGGCCAATCCATCCCTTTATCGATCATCCTAAACAACCCGAGCTTAATCTGCTCAACACCCACGCCAAACAATCCAGTTTGCCACATTCGCGCCGTATCCGTTAACCGCCCATCTTCCTGCACCGCATCACCTAGATGCGATGTCCATTTGTGTCCGTAAATCGCAATCATCCGACGCCACAAATGCAAAATCACCCGATCCTCAATGCGCGACGCGTCCGCAGCGCTCGCGCTCGGCCTGCATTCGCTCGTAGCGTTCGATTTGCTCGGTTGCTTTATCGACGAGTGATAATTTTCGACCAGACTTGAAACTGCTTTCATAACCACCCCCGTTTGATTTTTTGCTCGATTGACGCTCATTCGCACGCTTAACGTGATTCAAAAAAGTCGCGTCCCAAGATTTTTTTCTTTCTCTTGCGTCCTGCCAATACATCACAAACTCGCCCACCAAAGCCAAAGCAAAAGATTCAGATATTCCTGCTTGTTTTATCAAACACAAACACCGATCACTTGGATTCCAATCGTCAGCCAACAAAGTCGAATTTTTCGATTTTTTCGATTTTTTAGCGATGCCCTGGTTAGTTCCATTTTGGAACATACCATCGTCATTTTGCGCACGCGCAGAAGTAGTAGTATTTGTCTGTTCAGTTGTCTGTTCTTTGCCCGTTACCGATTCGGTAACCGTTTTGGTTACCGAATCGGTAACCGTTACTGATTCGGTAACCGTTACTGATTCGGTAACCGTTACCAAATCGGTAACCGTTTCATCTTCATACTCATCAAGAACACACTCTGACACCGACTCAGCCGCACGCGCTTTTTTACTCAACAATGCCAAACGCGTTGACTCAGTAATACACTCAGGCACTAAAAATTTATAATGCACTGGAGAAGAACGCCCGCCGTTACCTTTTTTCTCCAACCAACCCAATTTGACCAACTCACCGGTCACCACAGAAATACGTCTTAAATCAATCCCTGTCATATCAGACAACTTTTCTCGCGTTGGGAATATCAGATTCGTCCGACGATTACGACACGCCAGCAAAGCCAACAAAACCCGAATGTGTCGCAATGTCAACCGATCATCATGCGCAACCTCAAGCGGCACCAAAGCAAACGGAATCTGCAACTCTAAATCAACCATCACCGCACCCTCTTTTTCTTCATCGACGCAATCGTTTCCGACCGCCGCTCAAACAAAACCACATCCACCTCAGCAACCCTAGGCGGTATGACAAACCCCTTCATCCACGCTGATTTAGCTTTCTTTTTCTTCATGTCCAACCCCCTGCCTGCGTGCCAACTCGACATTAATGCGGTCAATATCGTCTCTCAATCCATGCTCATACTCGTCAATGCCATGCAACTTATCACTCAAAATCTGCAAGCGTGACGACAACTCCCAAACGCCCAATCGTCTTAAATCTTCTCGGGCCATTGCACCACCTCCAAAAAATGATCGATCTTGGGATACAACTCAGGCAACCGGCCATTATTCTCAAGCACATAATCCACCGGCAACTGAACAATCCCAGCTTCTGAGGCATGGCCATCCACTAACCCAGTATCCCGCACGATATGCACCACCACGCCACCTCGCGCACGAATCCACGCTGCCTCGTTCTCAAAGCGCACGTCACTAATCACAACCTCCTCTTCATCGGCATACTCTTGCGATAAACGCGCCTCCATCACCTTCAGCCAAAAATCAGGATCTAAACCACGCCCCCACTCTGTCCCCAACGTCTGCGCAAGCTGCCTAAAACTGACACCGATGCCCTCAATAACAGACTCTTTAAAATTATCATCATAAACATGATCATTCGCCTGACGCTCGCCCACTACGTCATACAACAAACTAGACAGCATTCGCTTCATAGGCGACGCAAACGACGCCTCAATAAAGCCATGACTCGCTAAATAATCCGCAACCGACGACTTTCCTACCCGCTTCTTTCCCGCCAACCCAATCAACCGCATAACCCCCCCAAAAAAATCAAACCCGCCGACTTAACGCATGTAAGCGCTGAATCGGCAGTCTAAAAAAAGCCGAATGACCGCGCGCCACGCCGACCAAATCGCCGCGTTTAACCCGCTCAATCAACAAATTAAATTTAACAATCGGACTAATCTCCGTCCTAAACCGCACGTCATGCGAGTTAAACATCACCAACGCCAACAAATGCTCATCAAACGTCATGCACACACAATGCTTAAATTGATGCTTAACGCGCTTAATCGCCTTCATTTGTGCCGACTCAATCGCCAAATCCAGCGCTTGCTCAGAAATATCACCACTCATCCGTAATATCCTCGTCAATGTAGCTAAACAGCCAATTCACCAACGACTCCAGCAAAGCCAACAGCACATCCAACAGCGCCCAAATAGCTAAAGCCGCCAGTAAAACAACATACAAAAACAAACTGACAGAACCGGATAAATAACCACTCATCATTTACCCCTTGGCGCAACAACTGAATCAACTTCAACCGAACGACATTTCTTGCCATGCCATTGAACAACGACGCCATCGACGCGAATATCCCTACGCTGATTCAAATCCTCTAATATCGCGCATATCTGGCCAATGGCCGTATCAAGCTCAAGTTGGCTCTTCGCATCCATCACTCACCCCGACGCACTAACCGAGACACCAAAGGACGCCCATGACCAGGACGCAACGCCGATTGATGCGGATCACACATCGAACCCATCAGCAACACGGCCAAAGTCACTCTTGATAACCGAATCATCCCGCGCGCGACCGCCTCAGCAATCGCCGAAACCCGCGTATTGATCGAATAATGACGCGCTTCCAGCTTAAAATAGATGGCCGCGCAATGGGATTGGATCGTCTTATGGGAAATATGCAATCGCTTGGCGATGGCTTTATCGCCTAAGCCCTCGCACATAAGCGTTAACACCTCACCCTCCCGAGGCGTTAACGGCCCAAGTTCCTGTATTTCAGCTCGCAGCATACCCACCTCCACATCAAACCAAATTACTAGCCGTCGCCGTAGCCGGAGCCGGGGCCGTAGCCGGAGCCGGAGCCGTAGCCGGAGCCGGAGCCGTAGCCGGAGCCGGAGCCGGAGCCGGAGCCGGAGCCGGAG